TATAGGAGCATTTGATAAACATAGGAAACAGCAGGCTAATTTAGTTAATGCAAAATCAGCACGGAAAACATGTATTGAAGTGTGTGGTGTAGATGGATGTAAGCAACTTCAAATTAATTGTAGAAAACATCTTAAACCGCAAATAGGTTTTGAAAGATCTCGAGATATTTCAATAGATGTTTACAATAGATGCGTTGATGTATTTGATAGATTCCGCTTCTTTAATTACATACCACACATGGATATGACTTCTTATTTGAGGCCTTTTATATTGACATGGAGAGCTAAGGAATGTGTCAATAGGTATTTTAAAGCCACTTGTCTGATTTGGATTTATTTGTTTGCATTTATTCTTTTGTTTCCTCATTATGTGTCACTAATGCTTTGTCTTGGATTTGGTATTAATATCCAGATAAATTTACATAAATTGATAGCTCAGTCTATCGTTGACGAATTTGTTCAAGGTGGGAATGTTTTTACATTGATGAGGAAAAGAAGAGTGAGCAAGTCCGCACATGCGTTTACCAATATAGCTATTTCTTGTACCACAATATATATATTGGCTAAATTTTGGCGTATGTGGTCCAAGTATAATATGCAAGGATCATTGGAGCCAAAAACCCAATTAGACGTTGACACTCGTGATAGAGAGGAGAATGTGTGGACAAGTGTTGTTAAACGTAAGTTACCATTTTCAAAGAAATCGAAAACAATGACAAGTAGAGAATTGCTTAATGTGGTTGACAAGAATTTAGTGTATGGGACTATACATCGAGATGATGGTAACGCACGTATGAATGCATTATTTTTGAAAACTAATGTAATTTTGGTGCCAGACCATTATTTCGAGTTTTATGGAGACACTTTGAGTTGTACACTTCGAAAGAAGAATCCTGAAAGTTGTGGGGGACAATTTAAAGTCTCTCTTTCTAGAGACGCTTCTTTTAAAGTGCCTAGGAGTGATATGAGAATATGTTATGTATCTAGTGGTGGCTCTTTTAAAAATTTAATTCATTGTTTACCATTGAGTAGAATGCCAGAAGTCCCATTCATTATGCACTGGAGAGATAAATCGGGTATTATATATGAATATAAGGGAATTTCCCAACCTTCGAATGTAACAACCATTTGTAATTTTGATGGAGGTACTTATAAGAATTTTTCTGATAATACATTTGGAGGTTTGTGTGGATCTGTTCTAGTTTCCGACACAGTAGGGTCATGTATTTTGGGTATACATCTTGGTGGTACAGACGGTACACCACATGGTTGTCATGGAACACTTTTCCAATGTCAAGTACAGGAAGCTTTGATGAATTTAAGACAATGTGAAGGTGTACTATTGAGTTCTGATGATCATGATTTCCCGGACAAAGTGTTTGGCGTTCAGATGGCTACTGATGATCCTCTTCATGTTAAGAGTCCATTAAATTTCATGCCCGAAGGGTCTCAAATAGCGTATCATGGTAGTTGTATTGGACGAAGTACTTCTCATAGCGATTTTAAAGTGTCATTGATTAGTTCTTATGTACTGGACGTTTGTGGAATGCCTAACGTTTACAATCCACCCAAATTTAAACCTGAATGGTTTGGGTGGCAGAAGTGCATTTCTTCTATGTCGCAAACAGGGCGTCCTTTTCCTTATAGTTTGCTTAAAGCTGCTGTCATGGATTACAAATCAGGATTAACCCCAATATTTAGGAGCACGTTATGGAAATACACAAAACCTTTGAC